TTGGTGGCGGCAATGATCTCCTTGTAGGTGCCCAACATGCCGCCACGCAACGTCTGCTTCCAAATGGTAGTCAAGGCATTCTTGATGGCGTGCCACTGGTTGGCCAAAAGTTCCGAAGCCGGTATGAAGCCATTCAACATCCTACCAATATTCTCCAACACAGTGTTTTGCTCACGCCATTGGATAATATGCTTTTTCACCATCGGGTCCAAGGCGTGCAAAGTGGTGAGCAACATGGAGGTGGCCATGTTTGTGCCTTGGGTCAGGGCACGGATTTCCGTGTTGATCTGCTTCATGATTTCCTGGCCACGGGTCAGGATCGGCAGGGCGTTGGCCAGGGCCGTGAAGGCTTCCATCTGTGGAGCGTTACCGGGATCGAGGAACACACCGACGCGGGCAAAGGCATTGGCCAGGGCGGTGACTTGCTCACCGGTCATGAGGGTCTTGGCAGCGATGTTTTCCAACACCGGGATCATCCCCTCGGCATACCGCAAAGCATCCTGCCAATACTCGGCTTGTGTTTTTCCTGCCGGTTTTTCGGTAAACGTCACTACCATGGCGGCCAGGGAGGCCACTGCGATCTCATAATCGGCCATGGCTTGGAAACTGGTACGGAACATGGCCGTGATGCCCCTGGTAATCCTGCTAATAACAGCGTGTGCCGCCATGGCTACCAAGGTAAACTGGGTGACGGCGTGGCCTAACACCATGGCAGCACCGGTCTTGATACGGCTAAAGAGGTCGTTTTGCGAACCCCACTGCTCGGCATGGAGGCGCTTCATTGCGGCGGTTTTGGATTTTTCTGCCCGTAAGATTTCATCCTTGGTGCTCTTGGCGTTGTTGGCTATATCACTATAGGCTTTTTCTATCCGTTGTCGTTCTTCCTCTATGGCCGCAGAAGATCGGATACCCAAGGTTTGAAAATTGGTGGCCATCTGCTGTGCCATGCGCTCAGAAGCAGAAATGCGTTTGCCGTACTGCATTTCATCCATTTGGGCAATTTGTGCATTTTTGGATTTTTCCGCTTCAAGGATGGTCTGCGTGGCCTGTTTGGCCGATATTGCACCGGTCTGCGCTTGGTGCATCGCGTGCTGCATAATGGTGTCGTATGCGGAAATCGCATTCTTCCGCATGGCATTAAATTCTTCCGCAGACCGCATTCCCAACGTCTTGTAGGCTTTGGCAATGTCAGCAGCTTTTTTCTGTGCTACTGCTGCCATCTGTTCTTGCAAAGAAACTTGCTTACCAAACTGCATCTCGTCCACTTTGGCAAGCTTTGCCGCAGTGGCTTCGTTGGCTTTTACAATCGCAGCTTGGTTTCCTTTTGCATCCGCCACCACGGCTTTGTTTGCATCCAAGATCTTCTGCCGCATGGCATCGAACTCGGCGGCACTGTGCAAACCAAGCGTCTTGTAGGCATCCGCCATCTCTCTGGTAGCCGCTTGCGTGGCGGCGGCTACCTGCTTTTGTGAGGCGATCTGCTGTGCCCGCAACTCTTGGTCCAGCTTTGCAATTCCAGCGTTTTTGGCCTGTTCCAAACGCAGGATTTCCGCAGTATGATATCCTGCGGTTCCTGCCGCCATTTTATAGGCTTCTGCCGCCATTTTATAGGCTTGTTCAAGTTGGCGTTTTTGAGCTTCTATTTCCGTGGCGGGACGAACGCCGAGGGTTTTGTAGGCTTTTTGGAGTTCTGCGGCCCTGGCATCTGGCACCCGCTGCATTTTGTCAATGGTCGCCAATTGGGCCATCATGGCTTTGTGAGCACGGACTATGTCATTGAAATTTCTTTCCGCACTATTGGCGATGGCGGCAAAATTACGGCGAGCCTTCTCGCGCATCAAATCTAAATGGCGAGAAGAATGGATGCCAAGATCCTCATAATGCTGTTCGATGTTCTTGGCAGCGGTCTCTGCGCCACGGACCAGCTTGCGCTGGCCTTTGGTAAAATCTTTGTAGTCAATTCTCAGCTTGGCTACAAGTTCACCGATTGTTATTGCCATCGCCTTTTTCCTTCTTCACCACTTTTGTCTTCGACATCGCCAAAAACATATTTTTCACCGCATCTGGATCAGTGATCTTCTTGGGTTGTTTCGCCTCCGCATCCTCAAAAATCAAAAAATCGGACAGCTTGAACCGCTGCCCTTTCTTCGGATCTCGGTTGATCATCGCCAACAAGTGGCAGATCCCCGCCGCGCTGTACTCGATGCGCTGTGGGAGGAACGGTTCTTTTTGGTAGAAAATCATCCATTCGGCCAGTTCCGCTTCCGTTATGGTTTCTTCCAGTTCGGCAACCGTCCTCCCCAACGCCAGGGCTAATCTGAAGAGGAAGCGTCTGCGGGGGCGTCGGAGTTTTTTTCCAGCACCTCTTCAGTGGGAAGGCTGTTGAGTTTCTGCGCGGCATCGTAAATCTTACTCACCGTTGCCGCCTGTTTTTCGCCCAACCACTCTGCATCACTGGGCGAAAACACCAAATTGCCGTCTTCATCGCAAGCCGTCAACACCACGAAACGCGCCCGATAGTTGGACATGTTTTTGTCCAGGTTGCCCTTCTTGTCGAAGACGAACGTGCTGGACTCAAAGGCATCGCGGGCTTTGGCGGACATCTCTCGAACGTAGATAAACCCATCCCATTCGGGCAGTTCCACTTTTTCCACACGCGGCTTGGCGGCCAGGGACTTGATTGCTTCTTTGGTTAAGAATTGCATTGGTGAACCTCCTTCAAGGTTGTGTTTAGCTGGTGAGAGTCACGGCACCGGAAATCTTCAGGGTCACTTCGTTCGTCACCTTGTCGTCCATGGGCACCTCGACACCCATACCTACGCAGTAGGCACTAAAGCTGATTACTGTTCCCGCCGTGTCGGAAAGCGTGATGCTGTAACTCTGAATGGTGTCGGATTGGAAATCCGCCAACCAATCGTCCCATTCATCCCGTACCCAGTTACAACTCAGTGTCACTTCCCCACCATCACGAAAGCCAGGAATGAACTCCCGGTAGCCCCCGATGCTGTTCAAACTGGTCACGTCGATGGTGTCGCGGGTCAGGTTGGGTCCGCTGATGGAATTGATTTCCGCAATGGAATTCGTATCACGTTTGAGCAATGTCCCTACACCAGCAAAAGCAGCAGTAGTATTTTTCGTTACCTCCTTTGGTATCTGAAATTGAGTGAGAAAAGAGGACGGCCTCTGGTATCCGTTCCAAGGTAAAACGGTTCACCGGTCGTCCAAATACCGGCGTAGTAAAAACTCCCCGAATCTGGTTCCCCGTAGTATTCGTGCAAGGCCCCTTGCACGGCCTTCGCCAAGTTATACCCAGCAATGTATTCTCCAACGCCAGCCCTGATCATAATCTGCACTGTAGCCTTCTCATATGGTCCTCTGTCCGGCTCCTGCCCTCCTGTGTCTATGATTGAAATGCACGCATCCGGCGTGTCCGGCATTGCCCCAACAAACATATCCGTGCCAAAAGACAGACCCACGCTGGAATCGGCATCAAGGATGATACGGAAATCATCGGCAGCACTGCTCATTTACGCTTCCTCCCACTGCGCCTGGGCTTTCCGGCAAACGTGGCGATCAGGCTCAACAACTTACCCATATTGTTCTGAATTGCGGTTTGGAGAAACTTCCACTGACCCACCGTGGAGTAGGTACCTTCGGGATAGATGTAGCCGGAAGGACTCACACCGCCTGTTTTTCCAGCCCTTGGATTTTCATGGACAATGGGGGAATAGAAGGCAGAATACCCAACATGAACTTCAGAGCCGTGGGCTTTGCATTCTGCGATGTTGCCGGTCAAGGAAGCAATATGCTCAGACAACAACCGTACCGCATGACCCGAACGTTGGTATTCCCCCGGTGGGCCGTCCTTGAACTCCGGGCGAAGTCCTTCCTCCACCTTGCTGGGAGAAGTAATAAAAACACTGTTACGTAAATTGCCGGTCACTACCGGGGTCAGCTTCTTCGCATCGGCACTGATCTCCAACGCAGCATAGACCAACCCCTTCAAGGACGCATCCTTGATATTGGCGATCTCGGCGTTGAGATTCGCCACCACCTTGTCCAGACCCTCGACTTTTGCTCGAACCCTCATGCAGTGAACAACGCTGCCGTGTAGAGAAAGGTTTGTCCATCTACGGAAGTCATCCCGGTCACGCGAAGGACCGCACGGGCGTTGGTGACTTCCAACGGATTGGTTTCCGTACTGGTGCCCAAACAAACGTAATCGCCTTCACTTGGCGCAAAATCCAAAAACACCCTCGCTGTGATCCGCACCTCTTCCATCGTGGGGCTGATCAACAACGAGCGCCAGTCTTCCCACCGGCACTTGATTGCTTGAGGGGCGGAAAAAGAAGGCTTGCCGTAGCCGTCTTCGCCGGTCTTTTCCCACCACGTCGCATCCTGATTTAACATCGCTGCAAGGTTCATCAGTCGTCATCATCCAATGCAAAGTCAAAGGTTGCAATGCTCACGGTTTCCTTGCTCAACTCATTGGCCAATGTACCGGTGGTATCCAACATCTTGGCCACTTCCCCATAAGGGGTGGCATCCAGGCCCACGCCGCCTTTGTAGCCGGTCCAGGAGTCTGCTTCACCAATCTTTTCGCGGATGGCGTACTTGCTTTTGATGGAAGCAAAATGGGCCGTGAGATACTTCTCGATTTCTTCCAGCGTCGCATCGGAAAGTCCGCTGGTAGCCAACCGTGCCGTCACCAGGGCATTGGCCGTGGTGAGAAAGGGCAGGATTTGGGTTTCTGTCAACCCAGTGGTCATGATCTCTTTGACTTCTGCGGCAGTGGTCCTCATTTGCGTTTCCCCCAAAGAACCGGATCAATGAATTTTTCTATTAAATCTTCCGGCGGAACGAGACCCAACCATTCGAGCATATTATAGTATATTTCAACCGCTCCGCCTATTACTTTTTCCGGCCACACCTCGTGGATGTTCATTGGAAAAGCATTCCGCATCTCCTGAAAGCGTTGTTTATGAGTTTCCACCCACCGCTGCCAGCCCAACGCATCCCGGTACGCCCGCATGAAGTGAGTGCG